ATAAGTATAGTATACTAACTTGTTTAGAGTGTCCCGAATGTAAATCGTGGGTTGAGGTGTACTACCCAAAGGACAGTAACGATGATACAGATAAAGATAACACCTGATATTATTAGTCGAGCCAAAAAGAAAGCTGCCTCTGTAGGTAATCTACAGGGCAGCATAACTGGCAGTCTTAGTAATGTCGTTGGTGCTATAGGAGAGGTAATCGTAAAGGACTACGTTGGGGGCAGTGACGCTAACAACAAGGACTACGATTTGATCGTCGGAAACAAACGGGTGGATGTCAAGACCAAGCGTTGTAACACCACACCGTCACCTAACTACGATTGTTCTGTATCAGCACACGGAACCAAACAGGACTGTGATAGTTACGTCTTTGTGCGTATCCTTACGGATCATAGCAAGGCGTGGATTCTTGGTGAGATACCAAAACAAACCTTCTACACAAAAGCAACCCGTTATAAGGTGGGTGACGTAGACCCAAGCAACGGCTTTGTTTTCAAGGCTGATTGTTACAATCTAGCAATACAGGAATTAGAACAGATAGATGTCTAACAATAATAAGGTGGCTAACCTGTTTACATTTCAGGCTAATCTAAAACAAAATGGCACCATAGAGTTGACGTGGGAAGGAGTCAAACCCGAAGAGTTTGAATCTACGATGTCAAGTGGACTTCCTGAGTGGGAAGGAGCGCACTCAACAGCATCCCTTCTACGGTACCTTCGATCTATGGGAGATGAAATTATGGAGAAATCCAGAAAATACGTTTAGCGTTTCTTTTTCATCTTAGCCCCAGCGATTCTGTCTGCTTGGGTTGGTTTAGGATTTTTGTCTATCCCCGCTTTCACACTTAACATACCAAACGCAGAACCACCATTTGCCATACGCAACTTAGGAGTCTGCATCATCTGAGTCTGCATCTGATTCATGTCACGCCCTGTCATGGTGTTGTTTTGCATCATGTTCTGTTGTGGCTGACTTGCTGACATCATACCACCCCCGTAAGCTTTCTTGCGGGGTTTTTTCTTTGCTACGCCGCCATACATCATGGGCTTACGTTGTGGCATACCGCCATACATCATTCCCTTACGAGGGCCGTTGTTGTAGGTCTTCATTAGTCTCTGTCCTCACTCATATCAAGTTGCATTTCTTCTAGGGCTACTCTACCCGCTTCTCCCAACGCTCCCAGTTCTGATATTAGGAAATCTTGAACTAGATTGTCAAAGGTATCTAAGTCTGCTTTCGTCATTTTCTTAGGAAACTTTATCATTTGTAGCATTAAGTCTGCAGCTTCTTTGTTTCCTGCTGCTAGTTTCATCAAATCCAATCCTGCTTGTTGTGCTAAAGAAACACCAAATTCAGCAGCGACATACTGTGGGCTAACCATACCACGAGCAAGGTTGAATGAACGAGCTATAAGTTGATTCGTACCCATAGCGTTAACTATGTTGTCAATCTTTACGGTGGTGTCCAAAGCTCCTACAGCTTCAATTGCTTTTTGATCAGACAAGTAGTCAGTTATATTTACAAGAAAGTCTATGTGTTCATCATCTAAGTATAAAGACATCACATCTCTAACTCTATCTGAATCTAACGCACCCGATATATTTTCAGGGTTTCTAAGCACTTTCTTTGTATACTCTTTACCATTAGCAGCTATGAATTTTCTACCCTCTACGTACTGTAATCCCCCGTGATTCAACAGTCCGTTTACGATTTGATTTCTCATGCCTGTGTCAAAGACTTCTTCCGTATCAAAAGTTTGACCACCGACTGTGAATTTGTTTCCTAACTTAGCTACAACAGTCTGTCTCAATTCTTCTATGTCTTGTCTGTTTCCTGATAAGACAACATCTTCAAAGAACCTGTCTACATTCTTAACACCTAACGCATCGTTCACCATGTCTTGTGCGGCTGTTCGTATTTGTGAGTCAGAATCAAGTTTTCTAGCTAAAGTTTCAATACCATCTGATATTCTCTTTTGATACTTCTGCATACCTGAAGCTAATTCGTTACTGTTCTGTATTAACTTCTCAATGCCTCTTTCTTGCTCTATCATTATATCAAAGTCTATTAGTTTAATTTTTCTAAATGCTACTTTTCCTGTTTCATCAACACTCTTGACCGTCACAGTCATAAGGTCTTGGAGTTCAGATACGTTTTCAATTTTAGAAAAATCGTAACCACCACCCTGAATTGCTTTCAAATCTAAATCGGCACGTTCGCCAAGTTGTTTAGCCAACTGTTTACCCCACTTGGCATATACTACTTCTGTCAAAGTGCTGCGTATTAAATTAAAGTGTGTAAGAGATTGTTCGTTAGTGAGGTCAAATACTCCACCCTCTGGTATGTCACTAAGCTCTCTTATTAATTTATCACGTTGTAGTATAATTTTACCAATTGCGTCGTCATCTCCACGTAAAGCTTTGTTCAAGTTATCTGTTATAGGATCAAACATTTCAAAGGGAGTTTTACCCCTGTAGTTCATTTGAAACAAACCGTCTTTCATAGCTTGAGTTTCAGCAACTTCTTCGCCTACACTTACATCGTCAAAAAGAAACGTGTCAGCATTATTAGAGTCAACTTTTGATTGGCTAGTTGCTAAAGGGTGGCCCCTTGACTTATGAACATCAGATAGAGGTCCACCGCCCCTTATCTTATCGAACCACTCTGCTTGGTATATATTACGAGCTTTCTTCCACTGCTTAGAAAATTCAGGTATGGTGTCATCTATAAGCTTTTCCACCTTGCCAGAATAGTCTGTATATCTTGCAGCCAAAGCCTCATCTCGTGTTCGTATGCCAAAGTCCCTGAATGCGGAGTACACATCCATAACTTCTCCGGGAGTTGCAAGGAAGTCTGGTGCTTCACCCTTATCCATGTAGTGGAGCATGATATCTAGGGGTCTGATGTTTTCTCCTAAAAACAAGTCTCCAGCATTTGGATTTGTATGTAAAGCATATAGCTTATCATAACTAGTTCCTTCTATAGATGCCAACGATCTCTGTGCCATCTTGTTAGCCACAGTGTACATGCGTCGCCCCAGAGGTCCAGCAAAAAATCTTGATCCTTTTGAGAAGAAGTCTTTTAGATTAGCCCCTTCAGGTGCGAATCTCATAAGCTCTGTTATCATGCTGTTTATGGGTACAGTCTTTCCTATTCTCCTTGCTTCTTTATCAAGCTTTACAAAGGGTGCTTTGGCTTTTTTACGCATACGTTCAAAACGTTGCTCTGTCATCATCTCAAGATTTCTAGCTACTTGTTTTAAATGAGATGGTTTATTATTTCTAAGAAGTTCTAGTCCTTCTGCACGAGAAGCCAAAGCTTGCATGTTTTCTAAATATTGTCTATCGGCTATTTCAAGTAAATCGATGTCACCTGCAGAACCATCAGGTTTTCTTCTTACTTGTAACTCAAGTTCAACTTCTAGCTCATCAAGACTTTGCAACACTCTTGGGGGCAATTCTGCGTTTGGATCAATAAGTATTTCCTGCTTGTACGTCCGTATGTCAGCCATAAGCTTTTGACGTTCAGTGCCTAAATCCGACATTATCTTGTTGTTTGTTGCCTTTAAAGACTTTACGTAATTTTTAATTTCGGATGTATCATCCAAGTCTGTTCTACCAGATATTAATTCTTCTAGCCGCATGATCATACGATCCGTTGCGTAAGTTCTTTCCTGTATTAGATTTTGAGCTTTTAGCTGTTCGTTAATTGTATTTAAACTTCCTGCCTCTCTTGCATCGATCTTAAACGTAGCTAACTTTTTTGCTGACTGTAGCCAGCCAATGCCGCTCATTGTTGCTATGTCTTCTTGCAGTATCCTACGAACTTCAGGACGTTGTTCAGCAGGAAACTCATCAAGTATTTCAGTTAAACGTCGCTGATGCTTCTCCATGCTTGTGACTACTTGATCTATGCCGTCTTCATCCAGTTTGCCAGCAAGCTTTGCAACAAACCCAAGTGAGCGTCGGGTATCACCATCAAGAGTAATTCCTGTTGCCCTTTCAAAGTTGTTTATACTTCCATCTGTAAGAAATCCTCTAAAAGCATCTCTGTTCCCTGTAATTAACGAAAGAGGTATTCCAGCTATACCTTCTATAGCTTCCAGACTTTTACCGTAAACATCTCCCATCTGTTGGTTTAACCAAGCCGCACTTTTACCAGCAAACACTGTTGTGGGTTTTCCAATAGCCATGTATGCAATGGCTGCTATTCCCTCTCCAGCAAAACGATCCCCCTGAAAGAAACTGCCCTCTCCACCTTCAGCGGTCATGCTTCCACCGTAATACATAGCTAAAGACACAGGAAGTGCCTCAACAAAGTTGTCTTTTACATTAGATATAAACCTACCTGACAGGTACCTTCGTACCATCATTCCGCGCAATCGCTGTTGTTCTGCTTGAAGCTTTCTGTATTCACTAGACTGCTTGACTACTTTTAACTTGTCGCCTGTGTTTCCTTTTCTCAAAGAGAATAATTCATCGCTTACTTCTTCCAGTCTGCTAAATATTTTTTCACTGTTTGCGTCTACCCTGTCCATTTCCATAGCGTATGCCATGTTATTAAGGTTGACCTTCCTGATCATCTTTCTATTTTCTAAGAACTTAGCTTGAGCCATTATGTTACCGCTCAAATTATTCAATTCTGCAGCTAAATCTATTTCGGCTTTAG